ATCCCCCTGGCCCTTGAAAACCATGGTCGAAGTATTGAACCCAAGGCATGTCTTCACCTTGAGATGCTGGTAAAAATCTCACAACTGCATAACCATTACCAGTCTTATCTAAATCGATTTTCCAGTATCGGTCATCATTGTAGGATTTTGTTTCAGTCCCACTAGAAGTTTTTTCTAGTGATGCTTGTAAGGTGTCGAATCCACCTCTAGATTTTTTTAAGTCTTGAAATGACATAATTATATCCTCGTATTAGCATTGTATTGCATTGTATTAATATTATTAAACCAAGTAATCTTCCAATGGAGATACACTTAATTCATCCTTCATTATATAATAGTCTATGTTTCGAAATCTGTCAACTAAAATCTTTAGTTGGTCTGTCTGGGATATCCAACCTTGGTCACCAGTCTCAACAAGTCTGTTGTTCTCTGGTTCGTCTTCTGTCCCATAACATCGAGTTCCAGCATAGATGTTATTATATTTAGTCGAATCGTAATTCCAAATAGAATCAAATCCAACAAAAACTACATTATCGTAGTTATGGTTTTGTGATGCCATTGCAGCTGCAGTAGTACCAGCAAACCAATTCTCATAAAGATGGTAGTCATCTTCTGGGCCACCTATCTTTGTAATCTTATAGTCATCCTCTATTCCTATAGTTTGCATTTCTAGGATACCAACATTACCATTACCCTTTCCATGCATGGTCACTTTAGAATGACTTGGGTCTATCCATTCTCTCACTGGTACACCCATTGTTTCTTTTATTATATTGTATTCTTCAAACCCTAATGGGTCTTCCCATTCTCCAGAGAAGTAACATTTATTAAGTTTAGGATATCTTGCTTGACAACACTCACCCATGATACTTACATCTATGATGGTAAGATAGTCTGGTGAGTAATCACGATATAGTGCATTACAACCCCATATATCTCCATCTAAGATATCTAAATCTAGTCCTTGTCTTGATGTACCATTACCAATAATATATGCAGTCTTACCACCTGTTAAGTTTAAATGTGAATACATATCTGGTCTTAGTTCTTCTGCAACTGCAACATCAACATTCATATATCTCTAATACCTTTCTCTTGAGTATACTTGGGTCATATGATATGAACCCTCTAGTCTTTTGTAATCTCTGTTTGACCTCTGGCCATACATATTGTTCTGTTATCTTTATGTTGGAACTCCATTCCAATATGGAGTCAAGTAATACTCCTGTTCCAAATGATATTGATTTGGATAAAAGACACTCAACAATGATAGGATGACTAGAACTATCAAGAACAAATAGATTGTCCAAAACACCTTCAAGTGAGTTAAGATGTCTGATATCTTTTTCGAAAGAGTAGACCAAAGACTGGTTGTACTTTTTCCATTCTGTATAGTTTTGTTTTGCTTCTTCACCAAATAAATCTCCTACCCAATAATCTTTGTGTTGAAAGTTTGCAATATAAAAATCCTTAAGTTGTCCATTATATTGTTTCCTAAGTTTTGCAAACTGAAACTTATCATTCCTCTTAAGGAAACTACTAAACGATGCACTAACTTTTCCATGGTACTTATTAAAATCATAATCTGAATTATAATGTAGTTTTATACCAAGATAAAGTTTGTAACTCTCGTATCCAAATCTTGCATCCAAGTCTAAATCCTATGTGTTCTTTTGTAATGTTCCAATGCTTGAGCTGCACGAAGTTTATCAATATGAATTCTTCGTTTCTTTGCATTCATTTTTTTCTGTCTCTTTGCAGAAGGTTTCTCATAGTATCGTCTCTCACGAACTTCTGCAATGATACCATCCCTTTCAACTTTCTTTTTAAATCTTCTCATTAAGACATCAAATGGTGGTGGCCCAGATGGTTTCTTTGGTTTTCTTCCCCATTCTTTTTGTCTTTGTGGTCTTCGATTATAATGTTTCATATTGGTAGTTTACCTTTTCCTTTTTTAGTATTTGGTTTCAATAGATTATAATTCATTGCATCACTTTCTATCTTTTGTTTTAGAGGTGGTGTAATGAGGTTTTTTACTGACTCTGGGTCTAGGTGTTGTGTCTCACAGAAATGTATAATTGCATCTATGTAATTCAATCCTTTTTCCAGTACAATAGTTTCTATTTGTTCAGTAAATCGTTTTTTGGTTAGTATCATTTTCTATTCTTAAGATTCTGTTGTGTCCTATATGCAGTTACCCAATTCATACCATTCTTTTCTGCTTCCATGAATACTGCATTAGTTACCATCACTGGGATAATTACTGCCATATGTACAATGATTGACATTACGATACTATAGTTCAACCATTCCATGTATACAGATGCAACCACTCCAAAATAACCAGACCACATTATGAATAGTGCCATGGTTACATATCCTTGAATTGAAGGGTCTTTAATATGTCTCAATGGATTGTATCTGTTGTCCATAACAACTCTCCAACAATCTATCACGAAAAATGTTACTCTTTTAATTAATTCCATACTACTAGTATCTCACGATTTTCTTATTTGTCAAGTCTTTTCCCACTCACATTGTAAATTTTTATCAAATATTTTAAGATAAACATGAAATGGTTTTTCTGGTTCATACCAATCTCTATCATACATTAGTCCATAGTAGTCAAAGTTGGTAGCTTTGTAGATTGTCCCACCTTTTTCTTCTTCTGCAACTGTGACTACAACTTTAGGATTTAGTAATTTCATTGCACGAGATAGAAACCATCCTGTTATATTGTGTTCATCTTGTGGTAGTACTCCAAGTCTTGCTAACTCATAAAAACCCTCACATGTCTCTGTATGACATCCATAGTGTTGTTGGTGAAAAGGAATGTGCCATTGTTGATTCTTATGATAAGAACAGAATTGTACTGCACCAACTAGTTTATCTTTGTTGAATAGACCATAACAATAATGTCGAAGACCACCTGCCCATGGATAATCTAATCCATAGATATCTTCTTTGTCGTTGGTATTTTGGATGATAAGTGCAGTATCCTCAAGACTTATCTCACTTACTTCATAATCTTCTTTCATTTAATCTGGTGGATTATTGTGTTTTCTATGTTCTACTTTTTCTTCCCAGTTTTCTATTGCTCGTTTGATTCCTTCTTCTGCAAGGACTGAACAATGTAGTTTGATAGGTGGTAATTCAAGAGCAGCTGCAATTTCTTTATCTTTAATTTGTTTTGCCTGTTCAATTGTTCTACCTCTGAGCAGTTCAACAAAAAGTGTCGATGATGCAATAGCAGAACCGCATCCATAAGTTTTGAATTTGACATCCTCTATTGTGTCTCCATTCATCTTGAGGTCGAGTTTCATGACATCACCACAAGCAGGAGCTCCAACTAATCCAGTTGCAACATTAGGGTCTTTAGGGTCGAATCGTCCTACAGAATGTGCTTCTGGATTTTTTAAAACATTTTCGAACCTTTCTACTACTTTTTTTGAATATGCCATAATTTTTTTGTAAATTGAGTATATAACTTTTATAAATATAGGTGATAATTATCTATAACTGGATAGTATATTATAATTTTTACCCATAACTATTTATAAGGAGACCAAACTTAAAATGAGTCGTGCTATTAACTATATTATTGAACATAGATGTGAGATTTGTCATCAGATTAGAGAGTTTACTTCATTCTCATTCTATATGTTAGCACCCATTGCTCTACCATTTGTAATAATGTGGTTGGCAATGAATTCTTACTAAAGACCATACTCAGTTCTATACTGACTACGAAGTTCTTGTAGCTGGTCGACATACCTATCACTTGGTTGTTCAACGAACAACTGAGACGAACCATCACTCACTGCAATCATTGTGATAATTGCATGGATTGTTTCACCTGTAAGTTCTTCAAACATTTTTGCATATGCAGTTTCCTGTATAAAATAATTCTGTATCCATTTTTCCTGTTTTGGTTTTGCACTGGTTTTAAAATCGATGACCGATAGTTTACCATCCCACTCTGCAATGCAATCTACTCTACCAGCAAGTTGTAGATTATGTGAATAAAGTGGTGACTCAAGTCCATGAACAACACCTATCTGATTTAGTTCTTTTTCTAGTGAAATGAAAGCTTGTTGAGTAGTGGGCATTGCACCCTTGAATTTTTCTTCAAAGTTATCATTTCTAATATAGTCTTCAAATAGTTGGTGTGCAGATGTACCATGTCTTGCAGCTTGAGTTGATATTTTGTTTGCAGTTTTCTCACCAACTCTTTTTCTCCATTTCTTAATACCATCCCTATTCAGAAGTCCAGTGACCGATGTAACAGATGGATACTTCTCACCTGTTGGTGTAATGTAGTATCTTTTACCATCTATATTTTCTGTAGGTAATGATTCAAATCCATAATCTAGGATTTCAAATGTTTTCATGGAAATACTCGTTGTGGTTTATAATCCTCTGTTACTTCATCCAAAAGACCTAGGTCTTCTGTTTGTAGTAAAGTTACTTTAAATTGATTTCTAGATATACACTCTACAATATGAGGAACTTCATGTCCTTTAGACACTGCAAATTCTACTCTTTCTGTAAACTCTCTGTATTCGTCTCTATCTAATAATGCAGTTTGTTTCATTCTGAATAACTCCCAAAATCTTTATCACCAATAGGTAATTGATATGCAATATCAAATGATATAGAATGTGATGGTTTAGTACCATTCCACCAAACATGATGTGCAAGATATGATGGATGAATAATACAATATCCTTTTTTACAATCGTTTAACTGTATGTAATTCAGATTCCATCCAGTAGGTCTTTCAACTTTAGGATAGTGTCCTTGATATAAACCTGCCATAGGATTGTGTATTGTTAAACTATGATTTGAATCTTCTGGAAAATAAGTTCCAGTCCATGCACAATTTTGATGATAATGATGGTCTAAGTGCATTCTATTTTTATCATAACGATTTACCCACATGTCATTTAACTTTACTTCTTGTCTGACCATACCCATTTGTTCACATATATCTTGAACAATATTCATTGTCATATCAGTTAACTCTGGATATGTTTTTTGGACTATATTACTTTCATCAAATTCTGTTGGTAGTTCTATTTCTATATCTAGATGACCAGACCAAAAAGGTATTGAAAATATACCACCTAATTGTTGTTGTAATTCTTCACTCATTTTTACTCCTCGACCAGTGTATAATATACTGTTAGTTCTTCACCTTCAAGTATGGGTCTAATTGTATATAGTTCTCTCTGGTCTCCATTGTGATAATGGATATTTGTATTAATATAACAATTTGGGTCTTCCGAATGGTTTATGAATCCACCTAGTGGTGTTCTAATCCAGTCTCTTCTTCGTTCTTCCCATATATGTGTTTCACCTAAAAAGATTCCTGCTTTGAAATCTTCTGTTGCAAATAGACCTATACCATGTATTGGACTTTCTTTAAGAGTTAGACCAGTGCATAGTGGTCTGTAATCAAATTTCATTATTTGTCCTCTGGTATGTGATGGTTAGTCCAACAATGTCCTACTCGTTTATCAGTTCCATAAATTCTTTGAATACATTCTTGTTGTAGTTGACCATTTTGTATTCCAACCTCTGTTGTTATATTTTCGATTACTTCACCTACCTTTACTGGTTTATCATATGTAATTCTATAATCTATAACTGGACAAAACTTATTAAGATAAAACAATGCATTAATACCTAAATGATAATCACCTATTGCAGCTTTGAAAGGGCCACCAACTAATTTTCTAGGGATACTTGGTTCTATAGAATGCCACCATGATGTTTCCCATACAGTTGATAGTCTAGGTTTACCTAAATCATTACTACCAAGACCTTCACCTTTAACAACTTGCCACCCAGAAAAACCTACTTCATCTTCAACAACCCATCCTGCGTTTGTCATGTAATAGAATGCTGGTATCGATGGATGTACAACATCATTAGTATCTTTATTGTACATATCAAATGCTTCTTGTTCACCATCGTTTTTATCTAAATTTATCTTAGGATTAGTTTTATCATCTGAAACTTCAAGTCTTTCAAATGCAGTGTATCCTTCGTAATCGTGTAATTGTTTCTTCATTTTTTATTTAATTTTATACCTTGTTTCTTTTGTCGTGCTTGTATCTTTGCATGTTTATCGATGACTGCATCTGTCTTGACCTCTTTTGCACTTCGTCTTTTTATTGACTTTGCAAGGTCTGACCTAGGATGTGCATCTGCAACTTTACTAAGTACTTCGTTAAATCCACCTGTACCACCTAGTCCAGTCCTAGAACCGACCTTTGAAACTATGTTTGGTGCAGAAATTACTTTTTTTAAATGAGGATTGTTTTCACCAAACTCATCTAAATCTTTATAAGACATACGATGAGTTTCTACCTCACCAGTCTCAGTGTTCTGAAATTCATATGTAGGCATTATCTATCCAAAAAGTCTCTGATACCTCTGTATATAAAATATACAAGACAACCCCAGAAACCTAAATTAAAGAAAAATACAAATACTTCAAAGGGTAAAGAATATACCCACATTAAGTAATATAAAAAATCCATGTTAACTATATCTCCATACATTACGATGCATATCCAGCGTGTGTTTCAAAATTCATAAACTCTGGTACTGGTCTTTTAGTCCACTTTGCAAAGTCTTTCTTATAGTTTATATAGTAGTTCTTGTATGCCTCTACTACATTTGTTTGTTTAACATCATCTGGCATTGCAAGATATGGGTCAACATATGGTTCTACATCAATCTGCATTGGTGCAGAAGACAACATATCTCTAAGTTTTTTGTCTGTTAGATGTATTTTACCATAACGATGTGTATACTCATCACATAGATGTGTCCACATTTCATACAACCAGTTGTAATGATTTTGTGATGCTCTAGTCCACAATCCACTTGGATGTTTTACATGAGATGCTTTGTATAATGTTTTCTCCATCTTTGCAATAGGATGTTTCCATCTTTGTATTCTACGACCACCTAGGGTCTGAGATACATATGGGTCACCATCTAGAACACGATGTGCAGTCGACATCAACTGTGCATATTCAATAATCATTTTGACCACATGTTTATCACAATGCATTTCTGCACATTTCTTTGGGTCTTTGTCTAAGTAAAAAATATTCATACTACTAGTATACGATGTAAATTAGTTATTGTCAAATCATTTCTTTTTGTTGAAGAAAAATGTTGCAGAGTTTCTAGGATATTCTGCCTCCCAAGAAACAGCAGTGACCTTATGAAATATGTCACCACGAAATACAACTGCACTACCACCTTTTGGTAGGGTACATGCACGAACAAAATCAATATCATCATTTAAGAATAGTGTTTCTCCACCCCATTTTCTTAAATCCCAGTATTTCATAGGGTTAATATACACTATTGCACTATAATCCATATAGTCTTGATGTGACCAAGAACTGTCACCAGCTTGGAATGCATGTACATAACAGTTATTGTATTCTTCTAATTCTACTCCTAATGCAGATTCAAAACTTGGTTTATATACTTCCCATATTTGGTCTACAGTTCTATGTACCTCTGGATGATGTGTAAATATATCTTGTTGCAGTTCCCAACCTTTACCTTCTTTATCCCAGTAAGGTACATTGTCATCGTCTGCTTTCTGATATGCAATTGAAGCTGCCTCTGTAAATGCTTTTTGACTTTGTGATACATTCATATACCAAGTCACTCTTTCTGTTGTTCCTGTAATTTCTTTTGAAAACCCACCTTGTTCTCTAATAGCTTTTTGTGCTACTGGGTCACCAGTTCTATTCATACTAATATGAGGTGGATTACCACCATATGCAAGAAAACCTCTTATCCATTTACCATAGTTAGTAAAATTCATCCACCATTTTTCTACTACTTGGTCTGGGACAATATTGTCTACTAGATAAATTTCTTCACCTAATACATCGATGTGTTCACTCATCATCAAACTCCAAATAGTATGTTATTGCCATTCTATCAAATTCTGCTTCCCATGATACACCAGTAACTTTATGTGGTATATCACTTTTAAACAAACATGCAGTTGAACCTTTAGGAGAAACACCACCTCTACAAAAAGTTAAACTATCATCTAGGAATATAGTTTCTCCACCCCACTTTCTTAAGTCATATGTATCTGGATTTAAGTAAACCACTAAAGTGTAATCAAAAGGGTCTGCATGTGTCCAAACAGAATCACCATATGCATTTCTGTTTAGATAACCATTTGTATATTCTTTTTTAAATTTTCTACCAACTATCTCTTCACAATGTGGTCTATAGATATCAAATATTTGATTTGCAAGTCTTTTTACTTCTGGATGCATATCATAAACACCAGCAGACATTAATTCATCATTCAATCCTACAGTTTTAAATGCATCTGGATTTTCATCAATCATTTCTTGAGTAACTTCATAACTACCAACTTTAAATGGTTCTGGTTTTATGTCTTCTGTAATTTTTATATTGTCTGCTGTTAATCCTTTTACTGTATTTTGATTTTGAGACGATTGATAGTGATAACACTTCTCCATTTTAGATACATTAATAAACCAAGTTAATCTTTCTTTAGTTCCTGTAACTAGTGCTGGATTTACCCTAGGTAATGTATTGTGGACTTCCATTGCTTCTTCTATGTGAGTATCCATTGCATTGATTGGTGGATTTTGATTATAGAATATCTGACTCTTATTCCATTTACCCCATAACATGAATCCATAATACCATCCAGCTGTATCTGCATTTGATACAACATCTGTGATTACATGGATATCATTTCCACTACTGTCTGCGTTGTGATAGTTCATTTATCCTCTTATATGCATTATGTAGTTGTTCTTCTAAATCTCTGACATTCTTCTCAAGAATTTGAATTTGACTTTGCAATTCTTTCTTTTCTCTTTCTATCATTTGCTCTCTTCCTTAATTGTGCTTGGACAATAACCCTTTCTTTCTCATTGAGACATGAGGTATCTTTAGGGCCCCAGACTGTACCAATACGAGTCAGTTTATCACATGCAGATAACATATGATTCCATACATCATCCTCTGCACTACCTTTTCTATCTTTTTCAAATATTTTTCTACTGAATCGTAGGGATTTAGTTTTGTTTTTTTCTGCATATGCAGATATCTCACGACCTAACTCTGCATAGAAGACTTCTTGTGGAGTCATATCATAACAACTTACTTTATTCATTATATATCCTTTCTAATTATAAAAATGTTTGACACATTGTAACAAAATGTGTACTCACGAATCAAGATTTATCTGGAAATAGTTGGATGACATTATCACCACCTTTCTTTTCCTTGGTTTCTTCTTTCATGAATTCATCTACTTCTTTTTGAAGTTCTGGTGGAGTGGAATATCCTAAGTCTGTTAGATAGTCTTTTAAGACAAATGGGTCTAACATATCTGCATTCCATTCTTGTTCTGATATTATATCTTCTCCAGATTCTTGCATAAGGTTTTGTCTACTTCTTAGGTATGTATCACATATCATAGACAAATGTGTTGTAGCTTTATACAGTGATAACCATTCTTGATTCATTTGAATAGGGTTATCAGTATCATCTGCAAATGCAATATTGATTTTTTGAAACCAACCATTATCACTTGTTATTACAAGTGCAATGTCACCTTTCTGGAGTTTTAATATGTGTTCTTTGTCCACTTAACTATAGATGTCTACTTTAATTGCTTCATATAATGCTTCATTCTCAGCTGAGAATGCACCAGCATCATATTGTTCTTGCCAAAATTCTTTCCATTTAACATCTGATGTTGCAGTATGTTCTATCATAGGATGACCATCTGGTAGACTAAAAGTACCACTATCTATATCTTGTAATGTAGTTTCTACTCTTGCACCACCTACAAAATTAAGTACATCCTTTGTTGTTCTTGGTTGTCCTAGTGTTGGACATGTATGAGTTACCCATGTATCAAGATTTGCAGTTCTACCCATTCCATTTGCAATTAAGAAATTATCAATTAAAGTTGCAGTCTCATGGTCTCCACCCTTCAACCATTCTTTTTTATATTTCATAGCTGCACCAGAAACTAAAAAGTCATTAACACATGTAGTTTTGAATTTGTAGTCTTCACCTCTTCCAAAGTCTTCTAAACTTACTTCGGAGTTTGATGGAGATATGTTTACTGCTGTTGTTCTGTTAAATTCTGCATCTGGGATTACACTTGATGAAACTGTTGCAATAGGATTAATTTCACCAGTGATTGCTTTTCTATAATCGTCAATGTATTTCCAGTAGACATTTACTTCAACACTATCGAATGTTTCAGTATTTGGAACTACTGTATTACCATTCTTATATACATAAGCTTCAAGATAAACTTCAAGTCCAGAGTTTCCTAACCATTGTGCAGGCCCCCAATTAGATGTATCATTTTCATCTTTACCTTTTGAAAAACTTAAGGTTGCTTTTGGATTACCATCTGGAGCTGCACCATATTTTGCAATCATTTCGTCTCTTTGTGCAATATCTTGAGCATTAGTATAAGTTCTTTGACCATCCTCGATGAATTTACCATCCATCCATTCACTGTCTTTAACTTTACCATCCCTTACAATGTATTTGTCACCAGATTCTTTCATTAATTTACAGAACTGTGCAGATGTCATCGGTGTTGGATGACCATCATTCATTACAATAGTCTGTCGTGTTGCACATTCATATGAGTTATCTTCAACCCATGATGGTATAGTTTGTCCCCATGCATCTGTAGCCATAATCTATCCCCTTGTTACCTTTTTGACTCTTTCGATTTGTTGGTTTATTATTGCCTTTCTGTTAGGCCAATAGATGTATTCTTTATCCTCATTTTCCATGAGTTTATGTAGAAGTGGTAAAATAAGTTCTTCTGCATCTGCAAGTTGTGATTTCAATTTTGATACTGCAACATCTGTAGAACTACCCATAGATGTTTTTGCATCATCCAACTCATCCAATGCACTTGATACTAGTTTGTTAAGTACATCAACCTTTGCATCAAGGTTTTCTATTTGTTCTGAGTTGACTGCATTTCCAGACGATTCTGCAACCTTCTTTAAGTCTTCTGCAATCTTCTCATTGAGAGCTGCAGCTTCTCCAGTTTTGGTTGTTAGTTCGTCTTGGTCTACTGCTGTAAAACCGAAATCTAAATCTGCCATTACTTCTTACCTTTACTTCTTTTTAATTTTTCTCTTGCATCGACAACTGGTTCTGTTGTTTCATTACCTTCTGTCATACCACCATCTAGACTCTCTGCTTCTTGTTGTTGTGCAGCTTGTCTGATTTGTGCTTGTGCTTGACTCTCTGCAATAATGATTTCTCTTAATCTTCCGATAGTTGAGAACTCTTCTGCTTTGAATGTTCCACGACTTGCACATGTATCAATAACTGCAACCATCTGAGCTAGTTCTTTCAAACCTAGAATCTGTGTTTGCATCAAATCAACTTGTTCTACTTGATTCATAATGTCTCCATAATATTTGTACCATCTAGTCTAAAGGACTTGATGGGAATCTTTTGACTGTTACTGGGACATCACCTTCCCATGCATCAATCTGTTTAACTACTGGTTCTTCTATATTCCATTGACAAACAATGTCTGTGCCTGGCTTGAACCATCTTTTAAAGTCTCGATTGTACATCAATTCATGAGTCTCCCCATCCATTGGGTCTACAATCTTCAACAATCCCATAACTGGGTCATAATGACGAACTTCTGCAATCTTACTTACACCATTATCAGTATAAGTGATTGCTCTTTCTTCATCAGTAAGTCCTAGTCTGTTTATTGATTTTTCCATAGTAGTATTTATATCAATACTTACTTAGGACTTAAATCAAAACCTGCTAATTCACAAATTTCTTTTGTGACTGATTTGAAAGGCATTGTCTTTTCTTTAATTGCCATTAAGAATTCTGCTTCAGATTTCTCAAGTGACCTTAAAGTATTAAGATAAATTTCCTCTCTTTTGGATTGACTTGCTTGTGCAGAACCACCTTCAACCCAATACTGCATTCTTTTGAATACACGAATGAATCTTTCTGGTGCCATATCCATTGCACCCTCTGGTGTGTCTGGGTCTCCAACCACAAATCCATCTGGTAAACCATCTGGTAAAGTAAATACAACTCTAGGGTCAAATGCAGCTTTAAGTGCATACTTGATATCATTCCTACCAGTAAACTGTTTTAGAATGTCAATCTTAGATTGTTTACCTTTAGTTTCTTCAACCAAACCTAGTACCTCTACGACACTTGGATTTCTTGGTAAATCTGAAACTGTTCTTGATGGTTTAGTTTCTTTGGTTTCTTTAACATCTGGCCCTTTTAGAATCTTTTCTTGAGTTGGACTCAATTTAGATTTAGGTTCGTAACCAGACATGACATCAGCTGCATCATCTACTGCTGATGGTAATGACTCTTCCTTGACTGCTGTTTTTGCAATC